ATCGGCGATCTTAGATGCCGCCCAGTCCGCAATCATTTGCAGAATCATATTCTTAAAAGTCTTGGCGAGATTGTCGAATGCGTCTCGACCGTTCTCGAATAAGTCCATGAAGAATCCAGAGATGTTATTCTTCATCTTCTCGTATGCTTTGGCAGCTTCTTCTGCGACTCGCTTAGTTTCTTTCTCGATAGCCTTCTGAGTTGCTTCGTTGTCTTTCTCTAGCTGCTTTGCTGCCGCAGATGCCGAATCTATCGCATCCTTCTCGGCATAGAGCTGAGTAGTTGCTTCGACGATCTGCTGACCGAGTTCGGAAGTAGCATCGACTCCTGCTTTCTGTAGATTGTTTCGAATAGCGATTTCGACGTTGCTCATTGTCAGAGCTTCGGTCTCGTTGCTTATAGTCCCGAGAAGATCCTGCGTCTTTACTCGAGCCGCCTCTGTTTGCGCAGCCATCTCTGCTGCTGCGACCGCCGATTCGTCGACTTCTATAGCGAAATCAGAGAGAGAGCGTCCAGCTTCTACCAGATTGGAGTCCGATGTTGCGACTTCGGTGTTCATGCCCGCGAGCTTGCCGTTCAACTCTTCTACCCGGTCTCGACTAGCTGCAATCGAATCTGAGTATATGTTGGTTCGAGTGTTGCCCGTTTCTAAACTCGCCAGAGTCGAATCGAATGTTTCGTTGAACGCATCGAACGCATTTGTCGGGTTCTTCACCGCCGCAGCGACTGCCGCCATAGTAGCGACCGCCGTGTTCTGCATCCCGGTAAACATTCCGATCAGTGAGTCGAGAGCGCCGCCGACCGATTCGAGCAGGAATATGTTCAGCTTCTCAAATGCGATCTGGATGCTGAGACCAGCTTTTTCCGCTGATCGCCTGATAGAACCCCAGTTCGCAACAATCGCAACCGTCGCCGCAGCAATAGCCGCCGCAATAAACCCGATGGGATTGGCTCTGATAGCAGTATTTAGCGCCAGCACCGCTAATTGCATCGACTTAAAGCCGCGCAGAATTACCGTCGCATTAGTTCCGACCGAAAATGCCAAGAATCCAGCAAGCGCAGCGCCAGCACCGATTGTCAGTGCTTCGATATTATTAGTTATGCCGAGAATGACAGCGCTGGCAGCGGTTATCGCCCCGGCGAATAGATTGATCCCGCCGACGTCTCCGATCTTTCTGAATAGCGCTGCGACGTTATCTTCTAAGTTTGAGAGAAGGCCCGGGAGCGCAGTCATTTGATCCGCCATAGCCGAGCCGAATTTGGTCTCTCCAATCCCGAGCAAATACTCTTGAATCTCGGCAGAACTGTTCCCGATCGTTGTGGTCATTCCCTGAAATGTCAGAGAGACTCGATCGCCTTCTTTAGATGCTTTGATGCCGAACTCTTTCAGACGCTCAAATTCGCCCGTAGAGGCATCTGCGACGGCTTCGATCATTTGCATCATGTCTTTGCCCATCGCGGCTGACGTGTTGCCATACGACCGCAGAGCGCGTTCTGACGGGTCTAGTCCAAGCGCTTTGAGCTTGATAAAGCCCTCAACCGACTGATCGAGAGTAAATGGAGTCTGAGATGCGAATCTTTCGAGTTCTTGGAATGCGAACGCTGCGTTTTCAGTGCTTCCGGTCATCGTCTTGAGAGAGCCTTTCAATCTCTCTGATTCGGTAACCGTCCGGGCGAAACTGGTAACCAGTGCGCCGACGCCGAGCGCAGCCATAGCGCCGCCCAGCAGTTTGAATGCCGACGTTGTACTCTTGGCACTGGTCGCCATGTCGTCGTTTGCAGCCGTGACTTTCTTGCTAGTCATCTGCCCGGTTTTGCCGAGCTGCTGAATGTCTTCGTTAGCCGCTTTGACTTGTCGAGTGTCGACTTTGATCTGTATCGTTGCTAGATCCATGCTTGTCCTTAATAACGAGTCCGCGTAAAACCGACTTCATGCCTTTGGCGATGTCGTTCTGTTCTTCTTCGGTGCGGTAGGGCGATTGAACGTCCTGATTGTCGTATTTTAGCACACTGCTGGCATATAGAGCGGATAACCGTTTTATGGTCTCAGCTTCCCATCCGGTGAGATGCAGTTGTGTTCTCGCCACAAAAGCATCGATCTCTTGCCAAGTCAGTCCATGAACCCCGTTGCCGCTATTGAGTGCGACTCCTATTCTGCTGAGTATCTCTATGATATAGCCGAACGGCTCCACGTCTGGGAACCGTCCGGCTATTTCATTACTATCGATCATGTCGATGCGTGATCGTTCTTTGTCTTTAGCCCGGGTCGAGAGCCATGCCCACTGCTGAACGTATTTGCCCAGCAGCCCCGTTATTTCAAAAAATAACTGGCTCGATCCCCTGCCGCTTCCATTAACTGCTCGGCTATCCAGTTGCGCTTCTCATAAAGCATATTCGCGTTCTCTTTAGTGCATTTTAGTGCCGCACCGTCGAACTCGATGTTCTTGCTCCACTTGAGCGTGCTTTCTGCCAATATCTCGTAAAGCGCTGATTCGAGAACTGCGTTCGGAATCTTTCGATCCTTATAACGATTGGCGTTCCGGGTATTAACTCGCTTTGCGGCGTTTTGCCACGTCTGCGAATCTTTGCCGAGAACAACAATCGTCAAATGCTCGCCCTCATCATCTACTAGATACTCGCCATTAGCCGGATGCTGGAGCTTTACCTCAACTCCCTCTTCCGCTGCTGCCTGTAAGTCAATATTTGCTAAATCCATAAGTCACGCCCCGAATGTGTGTTTTATTAAGCTGCTACGTTTACTGGTGCATTTGTCAGCTCTAGTACGATGCTGTCTGACTTGATGCTGTCGACGCCGCCAGCGTTTACTTGGTAGCTCATGATCAAGCCAGTGAAGTAATCGATTTCGCCGTCTGGGTAAGTGATTGCAACTGATACCTCTGTGTCGGTCGCAGCAGCAGCTTTCGCAGCAACTTGACCAGTATCCGCAGCGTCAGCAGCGAATGAGAGAGTAAGAGTTCCGTCGTTTACCGAACCTTTACGCTTAACCACGCGACGCTCACCGAGAGGCGAGTGAGTGATTAAGTTGTAAACCGAGCCGAATGCTGGGATCTCAGTAATCTCGCCAACTGTAGCGAATGTGAGAGCGCCGAATCCTGCTGCGTCGTATGTGGCGGGAAGACCTGAGACGACGCCCAGAGTAGTGCCCGCAGATGTTTGAATTGCCATGTTAATTGCCTCTTATTTGCTTGCTGCTTTGATATTCTTAACCAGCAAACGGTTAAAATTTTGCATATTCTTCCGTACCATCCCGCCCGGAGCTTGCTTCGAATAGCCATACTCCAGACGTTCAATATACGGAAGGTTATTTGTCAGATAGTAAAGATCGCCCACTGCCACGCGCACTGTTTGGTCGACATCTGCGATTGCTTTGGCTTCGCCCGATCTTGCACTATCTACGGAAACATCGCCAGTCGCCCCGCGACCGACGGATGCTTGCCAATTACCACGAGCACGCCCGGTGTCTGCCGGTGTGTCCTTAATTATTGCCGTGCTTACTTCGAAAAGAGTCGCTCGGATTCCCCTATCGAGAGTCCGGTCGATCTTTGCTTCTATCTTCTTCCAGTCAGATTCCCAACTCAAACGAGCGCCCTCCAACTGATTGTCACCGGGACCTGATACCAACCGTCTTCGGCGATAGCAGATGCTAGTCTTGTCCCGGTTATTTTAACCGTTACGCCGTTGTATGTGTACTCTGCGCCACGCGGGAAGTGCAGCGCGATGAGAATGGCTTGCTCTTGAGCAGCGAATCGACGATCTCCGCGTCCAGCCATTACACTGACCTGATAGAGCCCTTCGTAATCGTCTGCGCTAGTGTGAGCCACTCCGACCGCATCTTTGATGTTCGGCAGGAATGATTCGCGCAGATAGAGAGTCCCTTCGACGGGAGTGTATTCTGCATTCTCGTAAGCGATTGGCGGCACTCCGGCAGTCTGGATCTCAGCCAGACGAACCGAGAGAGCTGTATTGATGTCCTTCTCTGCTGCGCTCATATTCTAATCTGGCATATATACATGACGTTAGTCCCTGCCGGGTTAATTGGCATGACCTGCATAACGCGCCAAGTCTTACCATTTACGCCGACTTTCCAGTTCGCTTTCGGCTCAGACGCCACATTACTGGCGAGCAACTTCAAATCAGACGCTAGAACGCTCTGTCCGTCGATCTCAGCGTTCTTATAGTTGGATGCGACTCCATATCCACTGACAGTAGACT